CAACGAAATCCTTGACGAAGGCGGTGACCCGTCTGAAATCATCGAGGAGAATGTCAACGCATGGCTCGACAACCATCCGGAAGCCACAACTACGGTTGAAGACGGAGCAATCACCGCACCGAAAATCAATCAGTCTTTGTGGGATAAACTTCTCGTTTCTGAAGAAGCAAGCGGAAACCCTGCATCTTTCGAAGACGGTGCTGACGATGTGCCTGTATCCAGTCTGAAAGTTGCACTTGAACCGATTCAGTTGGGCAGTGGTGACCCATCGCCGAGCAATATCAGACCTATCAGTGGGCAAAGCACAGTGACGGTGGATGTAGTGGGGAGGAACTTGCTTGGCGAGTTAATAACTACCACAGGCACTCAATATGGCGTGACATATACAGCAAATTCGGATGGCACATTTACTGTGAATGGCACAAACAATAGTAGTAGCGTTTCGGACTATAGAATCAGCGGAACAGGCACATATCGTCTTGACTTGCCCGTCGGAAACTATGTGCTTAACGGCGGCGCATACGGAACAAACGGCACAGGGAACACGTTGTATATAACTATCAAAGACGCAAACAATCAAATTAGATACGTTGGCAATAATGGCACTGCCGATTCCACATTCAGCATTGCAGAAGGCGAATATATCGTATCTTCATTTATCAGATTTGCGGCAAATGGAACAGCCAACAATCTTGTTTTTAAGCCGATGATTCGCAGGGCAGATGACACAGACAGCAACTACGAACCCTATATCGGCACATCCTACCCCTACACATTAGGACAGTCAGTCTATGGTGGAACAGTTGATTTGGCAACAGGGGTACTGACGGTGACGCATGAAATCTATACCGTTTCGTCAGTCGATTCGTTGGTTACAAAAACTGGTTTTATCCGTGTGCGTTCTACTAATCCAACAGAGGCATATGCTTCGAGCACAAACGAGAAGAACGCAATCACAAACAACATGGTGTTTAACTACACAGGCATTATTGGGTTTAATGGAAATACGAGCGTACCGTTTAGTTTCTATGTTTCTGGTAGTTATACATACTTTGTTTTGCCGACAACGGCGGCAACGGACTTGGCTTCGGCAAACGCATGGTTTGCAAACAACCAAACAACAGTTGTCTATCCACTCGCTACACCAACCACAGTGCAGTTAACCCCACAGGAAGTAAAAACCTTACTCGGCTACAACAACATTTCAAGCAGCGGCACAGTAGATGTAATATACCATGCAGACACAAAACTGTATGTCGATAAGATGACGGCAGTGGATAACAACATCATCGCACCGACAGAAGCGGATTTTGTAGCAACAAGGAACTACACCACAAATGACCTTGTAATCGTAAATGACACACTGTATAAAGTCACAGCCAATATTGCGAGCGGTTCAGCAATCACACCTAACAGCAACGTAACGCAGACCACATTATCTGCGCTGATAAAAGCGTTAAGTTAACGCAAGGAGAAAGACATGACAGAATTTGTAGTAGTTAGATTCACCAACAGACTTGACGGTACTTTCGGAAACGTAATCCACAACTTCGATAATGAAGCCGATGCCATCAAGGACTACTTCAGAGAAGCAGGAAAAGCAGTCGATTCAACACACCTTACAGACAGCGTGTCACTGCTGACCAAGGAAGGGTTCGAAATCAGACATGACTTTTTCACGCATGAAGCACCAGAACCAGAGCCAGTAGAAGAACCGACAGAAGAATAAATAACACACAAGGAGGGCCGCTATGATACCTGTCCTTTTTTCAGAATCAGAAACAGCCTTTTCCTCCCAGGGAATCGGCAAATTGACGGACTGCATAAGCTACGACGCTGATGAGGTCCTGAATGGGCTCTATGAACTGAGCCTCATCTATCCGGAAGATGGCCAGCACGCCGCAGAGATCAAAGAGCGGCGTTTTATTTTGGCTAAGCCGAACGAGACCAGCAGCCCTCAGCCGTTCCGCATTTACAGCATTCAGCTTGACGCGCTCAGTCACCAGATCGTCGTCAAAGCACAGCATCGCAGTTACGACCTGATCGGCATCCCGGTCAGGCCGTTCTCTGCGACGGGCATCGTCCCGGCTCTGACTGGACTGGTCAGCAACAGCATGATCACGAACCCGTTCACCTTCTGGACGGACATCATCAACACGGCGAGCATGTTCAGAGTCGAAGAACCGGCAAGCGTCCGGGCTCTGATGGGAGGCGTCCGTGGGAGCGTTCTGGACACGTTCGGCGGCGAGTTTGAGTGGGACAATCTGACTGTCAAGGTCCACGCCAGAAGAGGCTCAGACAACGGTGTGGCGATCAGGTACGGGAAGAACCTGCAGAACCTGAACAATGAACGCACAAATGAATCTTTTTACACCGGCTGTGTCGCATACTACAAAGACGACGACATGGAACTGACGGGAACGGTCCAGGAAATCGAAGACGCGGCAGATTACCCGACAAAAAAGATCTACATTCTGGATGCTTCTGACAAGTTCGACAACGACGAGACACCGACCGTCGAACAGCTGGACGCCATCGCGGCGAACTACATCACCGCGAACAACCTGGGTCTGCCGTTCAAAGACACGCTGACGGTCAATTTTGTCGCACTCTGGCAGACGCTGGAGTATGAGGACATAGCGCCGCTGGAGCGCGTCAGCCTGGGCGACACGGTACATGTCAAATATAAAGACTTCGATGTCGCCATGCGTGTCATTGAGACGCACTACGACGGCATCGCTGGCAGATACACAGAGATCGTCCTGGGAGCCAAAAAGGCCAGTCTGAAGGATACGATCACAGATCCAATCAGCGCAGAGTTCACCAGCGAGATCACGACCGCCGTGTCGAACATGAACCAGGCGATCATTGACGCGACCCGGACACTGGCCGGCGGATCCGGCGGCTATATTGTTTATAGGTTCCAGCCCGACGGCGTGACACCGGAAGAACTTCTGATCATGGACCATGACAGCATCGAGACAGCGATCAACGTGATCCGCTTAAATAAAAACGGCATTGGATTCAGCACAAATGGATACTCCGGACCATATGCGAACGCCTGGACGATCGACGGTCATCTGAATGCTGATTTCATTAACACCGGGCACCTGGACGGCTCACTGATCACTGCGTCATCGATCCTGACGAACGCGTTGGAAGTAAACGCAGCGAACCTGATCAATAACTCGAACGAGAACTTCAAGTTCGCCAACGACGGCCTTCACATCGGCCGAAAAGATCCGATGACCGGGCTGATCATTTCAACCTATCAGGCACTGTTCAGCGACGCTGGAATGCGGGTCATGAACCAGGCCGGGATTGCGACACTGATCGCAGAAGGCGACACAGTCGAAGCGGCAAACCTGCACGCCAAACATTACCTCAAAGTGATAGACGACGAACAGCAGGCATCAGCACGCTTTCAGGGATTCAAGAACGAGCTGCATGACGGCGATCCGAACATTGCGCTGTTCTGGGAGGAATACACACCATGACAACAGTCGGATCTGAGTGGGTTGAGATCGAATGGTGGGGTGACTCGACTGGTTATGGAGACTATCAGGCCAGATGGAGATGCCTCGCGCGTTCGGTGCAGAACATACAGAGCAACACATCAACCGTTTACTTTAAGCTTCAGAAACGTGTCACAGGCGGCTCTGCATTCAACTACAACTCACTTGATTTCTATATCAGCGGAATCGGAGCGAAAGGAGACGGACACAGCGCCTCCCAAAGCTGGACCTTCGGCAGCGTTTCATCGACGACCTGGACAGACGTCGGCGGTGATACGTCGGACATGTACTGGTCAAACGTACGCCACAACGACGACGGCACCCTGAGCCTGACAGCAACAGCGACCGGCGACCGGGTCCTTTCCGGCGCAGACTTCGACACAGATATTTCAATTACGCTGCCAACGATACCCAGGGCGACCGTTCCGGCAGTTTCACCACAGCCGCTTATTTTATCCGGAGCGACGAACACGCTCACGGTCGCGCTAAACAGAGCAGCATCAAGTTTTACGCACGATGTGACCTGCACGATCGGCAGCTACACTGAAACGAAGACAGGCCTCGGAACATCAACGACTTTTGACATTCCGGACTCAGTTCTGGCCGACTTTGCAGCAGATCAGCTGACAAAGACCGGCACGATCACCTGCGTCACCAAAAACGGAGCGACAACGATCGGCACGAAGACAGTCAACTTCGAGGCCAGGATTGACGCAACACAAGAGCATCCGGTCATTGACAGCATCACGCTGACAGACACGAACCCGGCGACAGCAGCAGTCGAAAGCCCCGGATCATTTATAAACGGAGCGTCAGATCTGCAGGCAACGATCGCCGTCAGCGTTGCGGGGTCATACACTCGTCTTAAAAAAATCACCGTCTCCTGCGGTGGAGTGGCCCAGGAATACACGACTGGAGTGACCGGCCAGACAAGCGCAATAGTCACCTTCACATATTCAGCGCTGAACGTTTCCGGCTTGACAGTTACGGTCGAGGACCAGCGCGGAACAAAAGCAACAGAGTCAAAAACCTGGACGCTGATCAATTACAGACCGCTGACAGCTACCGGAACGATCAAGAGAACGACGAACACCGGCAGCACGATCGACTTCACACTTCAGGGCGACTGCTTCGGTGGAGACTTCGGCCAGCAGACGAACACGATTACTGTGACGTACAAATACAGAGAAGTCGGAGCGCAGGCCTGGACGACCGGATCAACAACATTCACATACACGCCAAGCCAGGGCGCCGCTGATTACACATACACAAACACGATCAGCGGCTTTTTGTATAACAAGCAGTATGACATCGTGTTCACAGTTGCGGATCTTTTCAGCACGGCAGACACGGCAGAGCTCAGACTGCTTCAGGGCGTGCCGATTCAGTCGTGGGGCCCGACATACACGGACATTTATGGCGAACTGCATCTGCATGATCCGGACGACCCGACGACATACTGGTCCATGACACCGAGCGAAGATCTCGCGGCGAAAATCTCAGGCATAGAAGACTTTCTCGCTATGCACAATTACAACTGGAGCGGCTCATGGTCAAACGGCGGCAGTGTGAGCAGGATCTTCGAGGTCGTCGGAAAAGGTTTAGTTATTATCAACGCCTATGTGCTAGCCAGCACATCATCAGACACTGGACAATGCACCGCACAGATTAACCTATACAATTCAAGCAACGCAGACCAAGGAACACTGTCACGCTCCGGCAACAGAGTTTCGTCATCCAGTGACCACCAAATCGCCGCCAACGCAGCCACACAGTATTATTTTGACGGTGAATCAAACATCAACCGATTGAGGTGTTATTTGTACTGCACAAAGAACGGTACAAACTCATGGCGAATTCAAGTCACCACAGTCGGATGCACTCTGACAGCGTTGTAATTATCAGCCACTTCGGTGGCTTTTTTAGTGCATAGAAGGAGATAACTATGACATCATATTTAGAGTTTAAAAATCGTTACTTAGGGAAATCTGTCGATGTTGATGGATTCCCAGCGAATCAGAAGTATCAGTGTTGGGATTTAGTTTCCGGTGTTTACTTCCCATATATCGGTGGCAGAACGATCTCCTGCACTCGCACCGGATATGTGAAAGACATCGCAACACAGAGACTGACAAATGGTCTTTTAGACTTCTGCACAGATGTAGGTCTGAATGCAGAATTGCAGGCAGGTGATATTTGCGTATGGGGTAATTCTCCGGAATGCCCTTTAAGCCACATCGCTATTTATGACCATGATGAAGGACAGAATGCAGTCTATTTCTTCGGTCAGAATCAGCCATATCCCTATGCCACAGTCAAACAGATTCCGGTGGGCGGTATCATCGGAGTCTTCAGACCGGACATTTTCTATGGCAAAAATCCGGAGCCAGCACCGAAGCCGAAAGAAGCAGACCAAATCCTTTCCATCGGTAGCAAAGTAACATCACATGGTTTCTATGTCGAACGCATGGACTATTCAAGAGGTCTGTTCTACAACAACTGGGCAGGTGGCTGGATTCCTTGGGGTGATGTTGACGAAATTGACGCATCTGATGGAGCAAATGACCAGTGGATCAGAGTCGGCTCAAGAGTCGCTTTCAACAAAGGCACTATGCATGTTGTCGGACTGAAAATCATCGGTGGCAGATGGTGTGCATTATGCAGAGAACTTGGTTACTGGGTAACCTGTGCTTGCTTATATGAGGTGGAAGACTAATGAAACTGAGTAATGAGACATATGACACACTGAAGTTCATCTCGATCTATGTGATTCCTTCCATCGAGACCTTTTGGCTGATGGTGGCAGCAGTATGGAATCTTCCCTATGGGCAGGAAATCGGCATCACGATCGGAGCGGTCGGTATGCTCATCGCAGGATGCATCGGCATGTCCATCAAAGAGTACGAGAAGGAAAAACAGGAAAAGCATGAGGGAGCGGGAGGTGGTGATGATGCAGAATGATGTCACTATCAGTCTTGCTCAGACACTGTGGCTCATCGGCGGAATTACAGCGGTGGCTACATTCCTGTCATGGCTCATGAAGCCGTTCAAAAAGATTGATGATCACGAAAAAAGGATTGGAGTTCTGGAAGAAGCTGCGGACGAAAGAAAGAAGACGGATCAGTTTATGATGAAGAGCATGAACGCTATCATCAACCACATGATCGACAACGACAACGTTGATGAGTTGAGAAGAGTCCGGGACGAATACCAGAACGAGATCATACGCCATCACCAGTAATTCAGTTCCCCTTATTACTGAATGGCAACAATTAAATATGCCTGTCCCAATGCGGGGCAGGCTTTTTTTATTTCCCAAAAAGAAAAAGACAGGTGAAAGGAGTAGCCCTGTCTTTTTCCGTTGCTCGAAGAATAGAGTGAGGTGGGGGTAAGCAACTAAGACCATGATACCAAGTTTCGTGATACCCGTGTGATACCGAAAACTGTGAAAACACGGATATTTATGGAGAAGAACAAAGAAAAAAGCCGCATTTTAACGGCTTTTTCAAAACTTTGAAGATAATCAAAATTAACGGTTGTAGTATGAGAATGCCGATAAATACTGGCTCTGCGTGGCCTGTGATACATTTTTGATACCGATTATTTCATCATCGTATCTATCAGACCTATCATTTTGTCGTTTGTCCGGGCCAGAAGATGGGTATAAGTCTTCAATGTTGTGTTGATGTTGGCATGTCCCAGGTACTTGGAAACGGCGACAATGTTGGCATCGTTATTGATCATGTTCGTGGCGAACGAATGCCTCAAATCGTGCACCGTGATGGTCTTAACGCCGGCGGCCTGCGTAGCATGGTCGAATTGCCACTTTATAGTGGACGCAGAGAGCGGTTTTACTCCGCCGAATACAAATGGATGGCCCGGATCGCATCGCTCTAATAAGGGCCTTATTTCGTCTCTCAGCGTGTCTGCCAGTTTCAGCCGGCGGATGGACGGATCGTTCTTGAGCGGTTCCAGCTTGTGCCGCTGGGTCCATTGCTGATGGATGTAGACCGTGTCATCAGTGAAGTCAGTGTACTGCAGGCCCTGGGCTTCGCCTTTACGGCATCCGGTCCAGTACAGAAACATGAAGAATAATCTATACGTTTCCAGTTCCACACACTCGGAGACCCGGCGGAACTCATCCGGGTCCCACGTCACCATTTCCTTTTTCGGTTCCTTGAAACGCTTCAGGCCGACTGCCGGATTCGGCATGTCATAGAAATCATGACCATACTTGAAGATGGCCTTCACGACCTTCAGAATCAGATTCTTCGTGCTGGGCTGCAGATCCTTGGCCGTCAGATCCAGATACCACTCCATGACGATGGTCTTGCTGATCCGATCGGCACGATGGTCCATGAATGGGAAGTGGTTCTCCAGCATCGCTGTCTGGTGCTCTCTCGTGTGCGGTCTTGAGTTACTGTATTCGAAGTATTTTTCCGACAACTGCCGGAACGTGACGGAAGAAGCAGCAGTGTTTCCGGCCCGCTGCTGCGCTTCCCACTTCTGAGCATCACGTTTCGTTTCAAAACCACGCTTCAGGACCTGTTTGCGTTTGCCGGTTACGGCGTCCTTGGTGCTGTACTTGCAGTACCATGTGCCACGTTTCTCGTCTTTATATGCCGGCATCTGAATCACCGCCCATCAGTTTGACCATGTTCTCGACAGCGTTCTTCTGGTCGTCAGTGAGTCTCCGGAAGTACATCATCAGTCTTTCTTCACGCTGTATTTCCATTGATGTGGGATGCCGGACAGCGTGCGGATCGTCTACTTTACCGGTTATGTAGTCTTCGGTCGCATCCAGAGCGATGGCGATGTCGTGGATCACATCGTTCGGAATTTTTCTTGTCGTTGCGCTTTCATATCTTGAAATTGAACTTCTGTTCAGCCCGACAGCATCGGCCAGTTGATCCTGGGTCATGCGCAGCTGCTTTCTTCTGTCAGCGATAATCTCGCCGGTGTTCCATGCTCTGATACGTTCTTCGCCTTTGCTGTTGTATTGGACATAAACGCCTGGACGGATCTGCTCGTATTCTTCTCCATTGATTAAGACTTTCATCTTCTATCACCTCACCCAATCAAATTATAATTTGCGATTGTGCAAAAACGCAATATTTATATTGACAATACGCACACAACTTTTATAATGAAATCGAGCGATGTGCAATATCGCACAGAAAGGAGGAAGAATGAACAGAGAGCTTCTCAAAGCCGAAATGGACAAAAGGGGCTTAAACAAGCTTCAACTTGCGGAACTGTCCGGCGTGGATCCAAGTGCGATTGTCAGAATTTTAAACGGAGACAGAGAGCCGGGCATCAAGATTGCTGCCAAGATCGTCAACGCCATGAAGCTGAAGCCTATCACTGCAACTAAGATTTTTTTTGAAGATTAGCGTGCAAAAATGCACAGAAAGGAGGGTTATGGCGAAAACACGCTTAGAAGTGTTCCAGCAGGGGTATCTGAATATTTCGGACATTGCCATCCTGCTGAAGCGTCCCTGGGTGAAGGCCAAGAAGATCTATCTGCTGGCCGATGCCGTGGACGATGAAGAACTGGGCATTTACCGGACAGAGCCGCATCTGGTCCAGTTCACCAGCGTGTGCAAGGTGGCGAAAATCAATCCCAACATGCTGCTGAAACAAATTAAAAGCGCCTCACTGGTGGAATAGTACAGGCGCTCGATGGCTTAGATCAGCCATCCTCATTTTACCAAAGAAAGAGGAGAAGAAAAAATGAAACTTTATCATCCAATGAATGAAAGACCGGCTATCAGCTGCAAGACCATCATGCTGACGAAATGGTTCGATCTGTACATCCTGCCGTATTCAAGGAAATACGATGCTTTTGGTCTCTCGGACGAAGATCTCCTGGAAGAGAGAACCGATATCAAGGCCGATGAAGATGTCTTTCTCGGCTGGACTTATGCTGATGAACTGCGCTGGCAGATGGTGGCCGAATATGAAGCTCAGTGACGAATACACAAGGGAAGACATCCTGAATATTAACTTCCTGATGTTCATGACTTCCATGATCATGCTGGTTCTGTCCATCGTTGCGAAGGTGGTGGGGATCTTATGATCGTGCTCAGAAAGAAACCCGGCCAGAATTTCGAACATATCGACATCCCAAACACTCTCGAAGCACTGCAGAAGGAAGTGGAAGGCTATATCGAAGTGGTTCCGATCGGGAACGATGCCGTCATCATCTGCAACGAGGAAGGCCGTCTGCTCGATCTGCCGTTCAATATCGAGATCAATGACTACTGGCTGGTGGGCACCATCCTGATCGCCGGCACCAATGGCGAAGAACTGACCGATTACACAGGGGAGGCATTCGCATGACACAGAACGAAGCCAAGGCGTATGTCGCCGACATGGGCAACTGGCATGTCATCGCCGTTACCGATTATGTCAGAGTCATTCGGCTGCAGTACCAGTCACTGACATATATTGCCATTCAGACCAAACATCTGAACATGACCGAGTGGTATCTGCACAAGGAATCGGTCATCGAGTGGAACATTTCGATGTATTTCTCATACGACAGCGAGCATGACTGTCTGAACTATGCAGTCAGACCGACACAGATGGCCAGTGAGATCTGGCAGGAGTCGAAGAAATGATCGCACGCTGCTATGAATGCGGGGCCAAGTTCCTGACCAGCCGTGGAGGCATCTGCGGCAAGGAATCCGGGCGCTGGCTGTGTCCGGACTGCACACGAGGATATAACACAGTCGCCAGCCGGTACATGATCAAGTGTTTTCGTAACATGACCGATCTGGAACGGCAGGCGTTCGCAGACGAAGTTCTCCCGGGGTGGGGAGATTTAGAAGAGGAGATAAGAAATGAACTTCAGAAGTGAAGAAAAAAGCAACATTCCGCCGGTCAGAGGCGTTCTCACCGGCAAACAGGTCAGAGGCACCTGTGCTGATATGTATGGCACCAGGAAAGTCTGGTATGCATCCACAGAGGTGAACGGAATCGTCCACTTCACGTTCCCATCAGATGATGGCTACAAGAACATCAATATCGAGAAGGCGGAACTGATCGAAGCGCTCCAGCTGCTGGAGGTCTTATGAGCAGTCTGTATGAACTGACCGGCAAATACCTTCAGATCCAGTCCGTACTGGAAGCCGGTGATGAAGAGTATCCGATCGACATGCTGACGGTCGGCGAAGAGCTTGATCAGAAGTTGGATAACTACGGCAGAATCATCCGGAACTTCGAGAATGACATCACCGGTTACGATGCCGAGATCAAAAGACTGATGGAACTGAAGAAATCACGTCAGAAGGCCATAGACCGGCTGAAACAGGGCGTCATGGATTCCATGCAGGCCACAGGCCGTCCGAAAGTCAGCACGCCGTTATTCGCCTTCAGCATCGCCAAGAAGGGCGGTCTGAAGCCGCTGGTTCTTGATGGAGAAGTGCCGCACGAGTGGTGCAAGGTCGTCTATGAGCCGGACAAGGCAAAGATCCGGGAAGCCATCGAGGAAGACGGCGAGATCCTGGACTTCGCCCACATCGAAGAAAGAGGAGAGTATCTGAGGATTAAATAATGGCTATCGTTGTAATGATTTTGGGCGAAAGCGGAACCGGGAAATCCGCTTCCCTGAGAAATTTCAAACCCGATGAACTGGCGGTGGTCAACGTGATCGGAAAGCCGCTGCCATTCAGGTCCAAAGGATTTACCACACTGAACAGTGACGCATATTCCGACATCCGGAAGTTTATGAACAAGACCGACCGGAAATCCATAGTCATCGATGATGCCCAGTATCTGATGGCAAACGAGTTCATGCGCAGAGCCAGAGAGAAGGGCTATGAGAAGTTCACCGAGATCGGGCAGAACTTCTGGGATCTGATCAATTACTGCCGGAAGCTGGATGATGAGACAATCGTCTACTTCCTGCAGCATACAGAGACATCTTCAGACGGCAGCACTACCAAGGCTAAGACGATCGGAAAGATGCTGGACGAGAAGGTGACACTGGAAGGCATGTTTTCCATCGTCTTGAAGACTGTCGTGGACGATGACGGTTACCACTTCAGCACACGGAACTCCGGCCAGGATACGGTCAAGTCTCCGGTCGGCATGTTCGACACGGATCTGATCCCGAACGACTTGAAACTGGTGGATGACCACATCCGTGACTATTACGATTTGAAACCGTCCGGTCCGGTCCAGATCCAGGAAGACCCGATCGAAGAGCCGGGCGGCAAGTATCTGGACATCAACGCTCCGCATGTCGACATCGTGGACGATGATACGCCGCTGATGGGAATGACCGACTATGGACGGATCAAGACCGTTCTGAACACGAAGGGTATCGAGGACGAAGAGCTGAGAGGAGTCGTGGCCGACAAAGGCATCTATCCATTTGAGACACCGATCAGTGACTACGATCCGGACTTTATCGATTATCTGATCGAAAACATTAACAAGATCTACGGCGCAATAGTCGCCAAAAGGGATCCATTAGCATAACTCAGGAGGGAAAAATAATGGCTAATAACAAGTATGCAATCGAGTTCGAAGTAGAAGAACAGGAATATGTCCTGCTGGAACCGGGAGAATATCAGTTCACCATCGACAGTGTCGATTATGGCGATTACAACGGATCGTCCAAGATTCCGCCATGTGGCATGGTCATCGTCAATCTGCATGTCGATACAGACAAGGGCAGAGCATTCCTGACGAATCGTTTCTATGTATGCAAAGAGTGCTCCGGTCTGATCGCTGCATTCTTCAAATCTGTTGGAGATCTGAAAGACGGACAGCGCACATTCGTCCCGGACTGGGACAAGCTGCCGGGAAAGACCTGTCTCGTGAAGACCACACAGCGTGAATACAACGGCAATCTGTACAACAATGTCGAGCGCTTCCTGGCTCCGAAGAAGAAGGCAGCACCGGCAAAGAAAAAGGCGTGGAGTGACGCAGAATGGTAATTCAGTTCATCGTTCCCGGTGAGCCGAAAGGAAAGGGGCGTCCCAGACTGGGGCGCTCCGGCCATGCCTATACACCACACGACACGGCGAATTACGAGAATCTGGTCAAGGTGTGCTTCCGGGATACACATCCTGACTTTGTACCATTAGACCCGGACATTCCGGTCCATGTCGCCATCAAAGCATATTATTCCATGCCCAAGTCGATGACGAAGAAGAACCGGATGGCTGCTGCTATGGGTCATCTGTTCCCGCTGAAGAAGCCGGACCTGGACAACATCATGAAGATCGTATGTGATGCCCTGAACGGCATTGCTTACTACGATGACGCTCAGATCCAGTGGGCAATGCTAAGCAAAGAATACGGAGATCCGCATGTAGAAGTCAGAATGGAGTGGTCTGATGGAGAAGACGAATAACTTAGAAGAACTACTTAAGTATATCGACCCGGCTGGTCTCAGTTACCAGGACTGGGTCAATGTCGGCATGGCGCTCAAGGAAGAGGGCTATCCGATGGAAACATGGCAGAACTGGTCCGCTGCTGATGGCGAACGATACGATTCCGGCGAGTTCGAAGACAAGTGGGACTCGTTCCGGAGGCATGACGTCACCGGTGGGACCATCGTGCAGATGGCCAAGGACCGGGGGTGGTCTCCGGAGCCGAAGCTGAACGTCTACATGTCCGGCGACAAATACAGTCCCACGATTTCGTGGGATTCTGAGTATCTGAAAGAACCTAAGTTCAAAGAACCTGACAAGTGGGATCCATCCAGGGATCTGATCCGCTATCTGGAAACTGTGTTCGAGCCGGGCGACACGATCGGTTACACGATGAAATCATCCAGGACGGAAAAGGGAAAATATGTCCCATCCGGCAATGGAGCCTATACGCACACGGCAGGCGAACTGATAGATCTGCTGAGATCCGGCGAACCGATTGAGAAGGTCTTCGGGACTTATAACAAGGCAGCCGGCGCATGGATCCGGATCAATCCGCTGGATGGCGGAGGGGTCAAGGACACCAACGTTTCCAATTACCGGAACATTCTGATCGAGTGCGACAACCTGGATCTGGAAGAGCAGATCGAGAAGCTGGAGAAGATAAAGATTCCGATTTTGGCCATGGTTTACTCCGGATCCAAGTCGATCCACGCCATCATACCGGTGAATGCCGGGTCCGATGCGGAATACCGGTTCCAGTTCAATTTCATCCGGAACATCATGCACGAGGCCGGCATGGAGATCGACAAGGCAAATATCAATCCTTCACGTCTCAGCCGTCTTCCGGGCGTTCTCAGAGGCGAACACAAGCAGTTCTTAATAAAGACCCACATCGGCATGGACTCGTTCCAGGAATGGCGTGAATGGGTTTCAGCGAAGAATGACGGACTGCCGGACATCGTCAATCTGAGAGACATCTGGGACAACATGCCGCCGCTGAAGCCGGAACTGATCGAGGGCATTCTAAGACAGGGCCACAAGATGATCATTGCTTCGACATCGAAAGCGGGCAAGACATTCGCATTGATGGAACTGGCAGCCAAGATCGCAGAAGGTCACAAGTGGCTGGGGCACCAGTGCAAACAGGGCAAGGTTCTGTATATCAACATGGAACTGGACGAGGCTTCCTTTTACCATCGCTTTAAAGACATTTACAGAGCACTGAAGATGGACACCGGCAATCATGTCGAAAACATTGAGATGTGGAACTTACGAGGCAAGGGGAAGCCGCTGAGCGAACTGGCACCGATCATAATCAGCCGGATGCGTTCCAAGGAATATGCAGCAGTCATGATTGATCCGCTGTACAAGGTCATGGAAGGCGATGAGAACAGCAACGGAGATGTTGCCCGGATGGTGTCCAACTTCGACAAGATCGCCGAAGAGACAGGGGCCAGTGTGATCTACGCTCATCACTTCGCCAAAGGCACCGGAGCCGGCAAGGCTCAGATCGACAGAGCATCGGGGGCCGGAACCTTTGCAAGAGATCCAGATGCCATTTTGACGATGACACAGCTGGACTGGGCGCCGGAAATCGAAGAGGAAAAAGATTGGTCCGCATGGCGTGTCGAATCAACGCTAAGAGAGTTCAAGGCCATCCAGCCGGTCGATATGTTCTTCGTCTGGCCGATCCATGTCGTTGATTATGACGGCAGACTGGAAGACTGTGATTTCCTGACAGGGGAGAACAACAAGCGAACGAAGATCGAGCTGATGGAACAAAACAATGAACTGGAAGAACTGATCAGCCAGTGCCCTGAATATATCTCTGATGACGGCGTGCCGTGCTTTGCAATCAGGGACCTGTTGGACAAATACCGGGAAAAGCATAACAAGCCGCCGGCCAGGACGACCATAAACAAATATGTCCGTGAAGCCGGTTATGACAAGGTGAAAGTCGACAAAAAACAGGGATATTGGAGCAAATACTAATTTGTTTGTCACAACCTATAGGGTTATGACAAAACATCAACTTTGTTTGTCACAACCCTTATATAAAGTGTGACAAAACAAATGTCTGATCTGCCGCTTGTACATAGGTTGTCACTCCGCTTCGAGAGCGGTGACAACTCTATGTCCTGCGGCGGCTAAATGCCGTGACATACATCTTAGGTAAAGAAAATGACGAAATATGAAAAATGGCAGCTCTGGGACCGTCTGTTCGGATGGTCTCTGAAATGGAAGAAGCCATGGAAAGCTAAGCATGGCGTGAACTACTTCAGGGACATCCAGTGTGTGATAGACGATCCGGACATGCCATTCTGATGAAAGGATATGGAAATGAAATTATTGGGCGTATCGCTCAGAGAAGCGATCGATGCGGTGATCGAAGAAGAAACAGTCTACATGCTGGTACGGATGGAATCTGACACCATGGTCTCCGATCTGTACGGTGCCGATGGCTATGTAATCATGCAGGAAGAGCCGGAACCCGAACCGGTACCGGAACCAAAACCAGCCAAGCAGGCAAAACAGCTGAAGCAGAAGAAACAGATCTTGGAACCGAAGCAGGACCCGGTCCGGATCGACCACGGGAAGATCGTGGCTCTGTACAAGGCGCAGTGGTCAATCAAGAAGATCTCTGACGAGATCGGCTGTTCACAGCAGACCGTAATAAACCATCTCAAGAAAGAAGGCGTCTACAATGTCCAGGAAACTGATCAGGGATGAACAGGCCGAGCGGTGGAAGAAATTCCCGCCGGACCGGATATGCTTTGCACACAGCATGGAAGCGGCTCACGCAGACATGCAGTGCTTCAGGGCATACATGGCCGGGCAGATGCCGATGCGGATGTTATGTGCAGCAGTCAGACAGAACAACTATCTTCCGGAAGTCACGGAAGCGCAGATGCTGAATGAACTGAAAATCATAGGATGGCTGTGATGTACAAGGGACGGATACCGATCAATACGATGATCGAACTGTATGAACAGGGATACGAGCCTGACGAAATCGGGCACATGTACG